GGCGCCTATAGTAAGACTGGCCAACTGGTTGGTGGTTGGATTCACAGCCATTATCAACCCGTCACTAAAGGGGGATTCTGGGAGCGGAATAGCATTCCCTTCAGAATCCTGTGTACTTGGAGGGGTAATAGGGCAGGAGCCAGAGAACTGGTACTCATACAGTGAGTAGGGGTAGTCATAGGTCACCCTCACCGCCCCATAATGAGGGGCGTTGGCAACCACACTGTTACTCGTCTTCCGGTATTGATATGTGACATTAATGTCACTCCCCTCACGGTTGAAGGTCCGACCGACTTTCTCCACCCGGACATTGGTTATGCCAATGGGTAAGCTGGCCTCCAACACATCAGGATCAAACAGGAGTAGAGTCTGGCGGTTCTTCTCAACATCAGATCCCACCTGCCGAATACTCCCATTCACTGCCCTTACTTCAGCAGATTCTTTGGGGTACAGGCGCACGTAATGCTTTTTTTGCACCGTTATCAGCAGGTCGTCATCCACAGTACGGGTGTCGGGCGGGGCTTCTCTTTGCCTGTCCAACTCAAGACGTATGCGCCCAAGGTCATCCTCATGGGCGCTATAGTCTACCCGTACTGTGGTGTTCTGGGCTCTGGTGACCATTACTCACTCTCGCCATCAATACCAACAACAACACGGTTACCAGACAGAGACGATGCCCCTGCCGGGATATCACGCCGGTACCATACCGGAATTGCTGCCGGGGTGGTCTCGAACGTGATGGTGTCTCCTGCTTGGAAACTACCACTGAAGCCGGCGCTCCGAAGAACGAAGAACGGCTTGGAGTAGTCCCCATTGGAAGGCTGGAAATCACTGGACACGTTACCAGTGCCCACGCTGCCTTCGGTTGCCCCGGTGCAGCTAAACTGGGTGGCTGAGGTGAAGGTCAGGGTCCACGTCTCGTTCACGCCCCCGATGCTGTCTACCTCAACCGGGTAGGTGGTGTCATCGTAGTCCCCCGAGCCTGCGGCAGTCACAGAGAAGTTGCTAACAGCACCAACCACGTCCCCAGCTTCCAGAACAGAAGACACTCGGGTCTCTGAGGCGGTGTACCCATTATCCAACCCAGATTCCAAAGTCAGGGTTGCAACGTCACCCGCATAGGAGACTCCGCCAGTTGCAATGGTCTTGTACTCGGTGTTGCCACTTGGGTCTTCCACAGAAGTCTGATCAGAAACCCTAACCAGATCACCTGCCTTAAAGTAGTCCAGAGCTGCGCCTTCAGTCAGAACTTGGATACTGGTAGCCCCACCAGAAACGTTGGCATTTAGCTGGCCACCCCCATAAAGGCGCTCACTTCCAGTGATACCGGATTCCGTATCGGTCTGGGTACCGAGGAAAATGGTTATGGAGTCATCCCCGGGTGTGAAGGTCTCCACAAAAAGGCGGGACCGAATCAGAGTGAGGTCATCGTCATTGGCAATGTGCACAAACACTTTGCGGTAAGACGTGGACCCGGCTGTCCGCTCGGAAGCGGGAACGTCCGGGAAGATACTGTTCTTTACTGCGTTCGGAATGGCGATGGCACTCATCCGTCCGCCATTAGCGGGCCCTGACACATTTTGCTGGGCTTTACGCCAAATCAACTCGCTACCTACAATGCTCATGGTGTTCTCCTACACAGTCATCAGTTTAATCGTCACCAGAAACCAGTCATCCGGTAACGGTTGAGCCCTGCTTATCAAAGGTTTGTACTCAAATGCTGGGGCCTCCTGATGCCGGAACATTACCCGCATTAACTCCCCATTCAATGTTAGATCATACTCGCCACCCACGCTGTCTGCCAACGACTTCACCTGCAGAACGTCGGTGTACTGCATCCACCCTTGGTCTCTCAAACTCTCAAGCGTGATAGGCATCCCCTTCACCAAGGCCCCCGGGTAGACCACGAGCTTCCCTGACAGGGTTCTCCGGGTGGATTGAACCACCGGGGAATACTCGCCCCGGTCGGACCACATAATGCCTGAGGGCAGGGTAACGCCGGCTAGTGTGCTCATCAGGAACCCCTCTTAATCCGTTGCAGTGACTTGGCCAGCTTTCTGGTCTCCTCTCGCTCCCCAAACAATCGGATGGGGCCTGAGCCCAAATCCAATTTCAGCTCTACCGTATCACCCCCCTCACTTCCGGACGAGATATTAGCCGGTCCTTGAGCAATCGAACCACCGGTAGCAAAACCCGGCAGGGAGGGTAGCTGAAGGTTGTTCAGGGCGTACATGAAGTCCAGCCCGTACTTTTTCACAGCGGCATTCCGCATCATGAACTCATCCCGGGAAGCAGCGATCAGGATGGAATCGCTCGTGGGAGTCCCCGGGCCTACAATCCGACCCCCACCTGCAAACCCGGGAACCGTGATTTGACCCCCACCAGCGAAACCTTGGGGCCGGTTCAACTCATTGTAGCGGATGCGAACCACATACTCCTTGTTCAGGGTCTCCTCGATCTGGTTGATCTTGCTGTCCAGTTCTTCAGACTGGGGCTTGATCGTAACCAACTGATCCTGCCCCAGCTTCTCGAAGATCGCATTCACTTCGCTTTCGGTGTCACTAACCTGTAGCCCAATGGCAAACTTCCGCTCACGAAGACTGGCTTCAACGGAATCAAAGATACCCGTCAGAGCGTCCAGATCAACCTCCACTGGAAGCTCCACTTTCTGCTCGGCCAACTTGCTGATTTCCGCCCGTACAGCCGACAGGTTCTCCCGTAGAGTGGTGATTTCTTCCTCGGACGACTCTCGTGTTTCCTCAGCCAATTGCTTACGGCGCTCAAGGGCAGTGATGATGCTATCCGTTGCTTCCTTGGACACGCGGGTAGCCTGAGCAATGGTCTGCTCCTCGTTCAGATACTCCCGGCCAGAGTCGAACCTTACGGATTGGAGTTCGGCAAGTTGGTCCGCCAGTTCTCGTTGGCGGCGTCCGGCTTCTTCCAGTGCTGTAAGGTCTCCAATCTCCTCTGCCTGCGCTGCATCCTCTCGCGCTTTCGAGATTTCTTTTTGCAGTTGGACATATTGCTGGTACTCCGACAGTTCCTTTCCTTGGATGGAACGAAGCTGCTCGGCCCCAGCTTTGCGCTCGTCCGCAATCTGGCTTTCCAAGCTACGAATATCCTGTGCCGCTTGGCGCTGGCGGGCAACCGCTGCATCCAGACTGCTGGCAAGCTCGGCTTCATAGGATTGCTGGATTTGCAGGCGATCATCGGCAAGCTGCAAGGCCACGTCTCGAAGCTCGTTAGCCCTTTCCTTCTCATTGGCTATGGTCCTCTCCGCAATCCGGCGCTTTTCCAAGGCCTCTTGCTCGGCAATAGCAGTCAGCTCGTCAGCTCGTTGGCGTGCGGTGTCCACGGTCAAGGCCCTGATCTGCTCCTCAATTCGTGCAGCATCCTGATCACTGCCCCCAAGCACCTGAATGTCAGCCAGCTTGGATTTCAACTGGTCGATCTGGCCGTTCACCTGATTGAATTTGATCTGGTTCAGAGCCGCCATGTTATCCGCCAGAAGCTCGGCAGATTCCTTGGTGAACTGGAACTGCTTGGCCAACCCAGTAGATTCGGAACCGTCTGCATCCAGAGCTTTCTTCCGAGCCGCCTCGACCTTCTCCAACTGCTCGAACAGCAAGTCGAACTGCTCCTGTAGCTGCTGGCCCCGGGCCGCATCCACACTGTTACCCACGTCCAGACCCAGTACCGACCGCTTGGCCTGAGCCTCAGCAAAGGCTTCCCGGGCGTCCTGAATCACCTTGATCTGCTCACGAAGTCTCTCGCTGGCCTGATTCAGGGAATTGACGCTCTGATCTGCCAGTGCCCGTTCCGTTCCTTCCCGGGTGGTATTGAAGTCGTCAATCACGGCCCGAGCCGACCCGAAGGCGATCTGGAAATTGCGGAGGTCTTCTTCCTGCTCAGCAAAGGCCTCGTAGCCCTCAAACAGTTTCATTATGCCCCAGACAGCAGCGAGTGCCGGCACCAACCGAATAGCACCGGCCACCATTCCTTTCAGCGAGGTGGTGATTGCCCCGGTGGCTGTGGCCATGGCCCGGGAGGAACCTGCAGTCGCCCCCATCAGAGTGGCGTTACGGGCCAACAGTCCGTTCTGGGTAGCCAGTGCGGCGTTCTCTCCCTGCAAGGCGGTGATCAGAGTCAGCTTAGCTTTCCTCAGGGTCACCACGGCCAGAGTCACGGAGCCGACAACGGCCAGAAGACTGGCGAACACCACGACAGCAATAGCAACCACCTTGCTGAAAGTCTCATTCTCGTCAACGAACTCCGACACTCCCCTTGCCAGATCGCCCAGCAGGCCCACCAGATCAGAGACCAACGGCAATACCAACTGGCCAATATCCCGGAATGCGGTTGCCAGTTCTTGCCCTGCAATAGAGAGTTGCTGAAGTGGCTCAGCCTGAATCTTCTCAAGTGCAGTCTGGGCAGACCCGGCGCTGTTTTCGACGCTCTGCAGGCCCTCGTTGAAGAACTGCATCTCATTGGCCGTGATGGTGGTGAAACCCTGCAGGGCCTCGACACTTCCCAGCAACCGGCTTACCGCTTCCTGACTTCCCCCGGACGCTTCTTCGACCACAGCCAGTGCAGCCCCAAGACCTTGGGTTGCCAGTACGGTCTCCGCGCTCTCCCCGGCAATGTCTTGGAAAGCCAGTGCCAGTTCATCAGTCGGCTTGGCCAGAGAAACCAGCAGTTGCCGTAGGCCTGTGAATGCTTGGTTGGTTCGTACACCCTGCTTGGTGGAAGCCACAATGGAGGCCAGAACCTCGTCATAGCTCACCCCGAAGCTGGCAGCTATCGGGGCCGCTTGTGCAATATCCCGGGACAGTTCTGCGACTGTGGTCTTACCGCCTTCAACGGTTTTGAACAGCTTATCCACTACGTCTTCAGCGGTGCCCGCCGAGTCCCCAAACGAGTTGAGGATGGTGGTCACACCGTCAGCGGCAAGGCCAATGTCCGCTACGCCAGCAGTCGCCAGCTTGGCTGATGCTGCCAATACTCGGTTGGCTTCATCCCCCGCTTGGGCCCCGGAGGAGATAATGTCGTACAGGGCCTTGGCGCTTCTTGCAGTGTCCACCCCGTAGGCAGTGGATACCTCGGTGACCGCCGCCGCCAATTCCTGATTGGAGACGACCGTACTGTCAACGAGTGTGCTGATTTCCGCGATCTGCAGACCGAACTCTGCCGCACTCTTGGAGGCCGTACCAAAGAAGGTCAGCACGGCAGCCCCGGAAGCGGCCAGTAGGACAGCCGCCTCTTGGACTTCACCAAGGGTGTCTCTCAGTTTACGTAGTTCTTCTTCCGCGTCCCGGGCGTCTTCCTCAAGGCCTTCTGGCCCCTCAGTGTCTTCCAGCCCCTTGGCGGCTTTCTTTGCGTCTTCAGTGGCGTCCGCCAACTCCCCCATGGAATCGGCGGCTTTATCAGCGGACTTATCAACCTCAGAAAAAGAACCACCCTCAATGCCGGTCAGTTCTTTCTCAAGGGCTCGGACGCTCCTAACGATTTCGTCAATGGCATCCGTGGCTTCCTGCCTAGCTTTGATGAGGATTTCGATATTGTCAGCCATCGGATGCTCAACCCTGTGTCAGATTTTTGAAGTCTTTGTCCGAAGCCCACACTGCAGCTCGGATACTCGTCATCTCCATCTGATGATAAGAGGTCAGGCGCTTATTAGCCAGATCAGAAAACGCCATCAACTGTCTGAGGGTGTAGCGTCTGACTTCGCTCCACTGGTGTCCTTCGCTGATGAGGAATTCTGCTTGTTCTGCGAGAACAGCGTCCCAGCTTCTCTCACTTCTTGCATGTTGACGTTTCTGGCCGCCTCTAAAAGTCCTTGTAGGAGGTGGCTTACCGTCTTTCCCACATCCGCAGGCTTAACCCCAGACAGCTCCCAGATTTTTGATATTAATGTCACTTGATGACCCAGCGGGAGTTGCCGAGCAAGCTCAAGTTCGGTTGGGTTCTTGGTCCCATAAGCGATCACGGCAGCCGCCAGCTTGGGCGTGTCCTTTATGATCTCTCTGGGTGCGATCTTGCCCCCCAACAGGCCGTTCATGCTTTCAGAGTAATCCTTCAGCAGCAGGCCAATGTCTTCAAGGGTCAAGGGATAGACTGTGACTGTTTGGTTAGTGGCCCCGGGGAGGGTCACTTCCTCACCCCGGGACACCAGTTCAGCAAGACTCATTATCGCTCCTTCAAGTCAGCCGACGATTACGCCAGTGATTGCACACGGAAATACTTGGAGCCGGTTGTGCGTTTTTGGTCTGCCAGAGCAGAACCTTCTACGGCAATGTTCGCCAATTCTTCGTTGATCATGGCGAGTTCCTGAAGCGGGTCAGCCGCAAAGCGGAACACGTCAATAACCACAGGCTTATTGCCATCGGCAGTGTTGAGGCCTTCAAACCGCAACCAACGTTCAGGCTGGCCCGTGGTCAGGGCGTCCATCTGCTTCTGGGCCGCGTGGTCGAACGTCACCTTCACTTCATCTTCATCGGTCAGAGTTTCGGCAGCGCCGGCTGCGGTTTGCTCTGCGGCGGTCATGAAGTAGATGGAGCCCGCGTCTTCGTTCACCCGGAAGTTTTCATTCACGGTCAGGGTTGTAGGTGTACCGCTCGGGTTAGCTTCCGCTGACACGGTACTGACCTTGATCTTGTCAAGGCTGTAAATCTGGCCCAGCTTCACAGACGCAAAGGTCTTTTCACTGGCGGTACCTTGGGCAACGTCAGTGGTGGTGCCGTACAGACCCAGTGCCAGGTTCTCTTGGCTCAGAGACTCGATGGTCATGTTCACGGTGGCGTTCACTTCCTGAGTCAGACGCAGGTCGATACCACGAGCACCAGTAGTGGATTCTTTGTGTTCAAGGTTGGTGGTTGCAACGGCCAAGGCCAGTGCAGACACGTTACCAATGGTGACGAAGCCTTCCGGCTCGCCAGTGGTTGCGTTACGAGTAGCCAAAAGAACAACGCCTTGGCCAGAGAAGTATTGCGATTGCGTATTATGTGCAGGCATGGTTAGTGCTCCTATTACTCGGTGGCTTCAGGGCCCTGTTCCGTAGCTTCGGGCTCCACCTTCGACTTGCCTCCGACTTTAAGAGACTTCGTTGCCGGTGCCCGCTCAGCTACCTTCTTTTCAATTAACCGATCCGCAATGGAGGGATGCACAGGCACCTTCTCTCCAATTTCACGTTCAGTTCCGTAGACCGCATGGCGCTCGGTCATAATCACTTCAACACTCTTGTCACCAGCCATGATCATAGCCCCTCTACTTTAGTTGGTAAACTGAGCCGAGACGTTCCAATAATGGACGTACCCCACCCCAATCCCGGTATCGAAAGGGAACTCCCCTCCGAAGATGTATTCATGTCCTGTTGGCGATTTCTGCCCTCTCACCGCATCAATGATTTTCTTGGTAACGGTGGAAGCGGTCAACGCATCCGAGCCTTTCTTGTGCAGGGAACCAATCACATGAATCCCGAACTGCAGGGTCACGGACATACCTTGCATCCCGGGCTTCTCACCCTTGGGAACGGCGGCCTGATAGATGACTGCTACGGCAGGGAGCTTCAGTTGCTTGGCGTCATGCAGAAACATGTCCGCGCTGTAGTGGGTCAGGTCTTTGTTCTTCACCTCCGGAATGGCAGAGATGAGAGTTTCAAGGTGATCCCACACGTCTTCTACAGGATTGCTCATGCGCCAAATCTCCTACGTATCACCTGATTCACCACACTGGCGTCCGTTGGGCCTACCCCAATGAACCTCCGTTGCACCTGCCCGTTTTCCCCCTTCTGATGGTCCCGGCCATACGGGGCCTTGGTCTCATCAAAGGTGATTGCCCGGACACCACTGCCTTTCTTGTAGGCATAGATGCTGTGGAACAGGGTACCGGTGGCAAACAGGGTGTCGCCGCCTGTGACTTTCTTCCCATTGGACCAAGTGTACCCACCGCTCTTTCGGATTCTCGCCGCCTCGGACTCAGGCCACTTGGACCCATCTGGTGCTGTCTGCTTCCGGAATCGGGTGCGTATGCGGTTCAACATCACGGCCTGAGCATTATCAAGCACTGCCTCAGGATCAGGCAGCTCCTTTTTGATCTGCTCAATCAGGTCTTTGGTGTCGATGCCTACTCGGCGTAGCTGGATAGAGGTGGTCACATCGGCCTCGCTACAGGACTTCTCCCCCTACGGTAAGGGGCCAGACTGTTCACGGCCAGACCGGGGAGATGCGTTACGGTGCCTGAAGTTTCGGTGTCGTTGTACTTCCTGAGGGAATCGTACACTTCCATGGCTGTGAGAAGGGCGGCCTGCTTCAGCCACTCCGGGACTCCGGTGTAATACCTGCCAATCTGGTCAGCAGCGGTGTTGAACCCGGACAGATACTCGATCTGGAACCAGTGGTTCTCACGTTTCGCCACTTCACCCGGCAGCAGGGTTACATAGCCCCGGTAGGTGTCGATAGCAATTCCCATGTCAGGTATCGGGTCGGCAGCCGCCAGCTCACTGTTGTCCAGTGCTGAACGAATCACCACACTACCGGTAACCAGAAGGGAATTCCTGAGCTTGAAGACAAGCCGGCCATCTGCAAAGTGATCTTGCTTGGTGGGCAGGAAGGTATCAACGTCTTTTTCTTCCTGCCGCCCGAAGCCGGTTTGAAGGTAACCAGAGATCGCGGGGGTAACTGCTTCCAACGCGGAGTTGAGAATCCTGTTGGTATCTGAATCGTTGCTCCGGTTAAGAGCGTTCCTCAGGTCTTCAATTGATGCCAACTTGGCCATCTCAGCTACCCCCATTTGATATTAATGTCACACCGAAACGGCACCATCGTTCTCTGAGCTTACGCCATCATTGGGGTCTTCGCCACCGTTGTCCTTCGGTTACTTGCTAGACGCTTTCTCCGCAGCCTTCACTTTCCCTTCCTGAATCACCTCATCGGGGTCATCATCCGACATGATGAAGTAGGGCAGCCCGCCGTCTTCCTTTCTCAGAAGCTCATTGGCGAGGGTATCATTCAGGCTGTATGTCTTGCCGTGGACATACGTCTTGTCTTTATAGTTATAGCGTTTGGTCTTCAGCAGCTTGATTGATTTCATGATCACACTCCATTACTGGGTTAGCAGGGGACAAAGGTTTTCTCCTGTGCGGACAGTATAGACAAAAAAAAGCCAGTGTCACCACCGGCTTTTCGTAAAACGCTTTGGGATTACCCGAAGGCTACCACCGAAATAACGTCACCGGCAGCGAAATCGGTTGTCCCTGTGTTGTCCACAGTCACCTTCTCCGGGGTGATTGTTCGGGCTCCATCCCACGCCTTGGGTACACCGGCTGAAGTGGTAACTTGAACCACTGCACCCTTGGCCTGAAATGAGTCGCCTACCGGGAAAACCACACTACCGGCAGTTACGTCTGCAGCGGTAACGGTGTGGGTCAGACCGCGTGTTTTAAAACCATTCATGACAGTTCTCCTGAGCTTTTTGGGTCGAAGCGGCAGTTAGGGGGGGCGAACCCCCCGTCACTGCTTAGCCGATGTTGGTGTACTTCACAACGGCTTCTTCTTCCTCGTACTTGAAGTCAACCCGGGCAGTCAGAACGATCACGAAGACACGCTCAGTGATGATCTTATCGACTTCCAGAGAAAGCTGGCGCTGGATACCGAAGATCATGTTCTGCGGCGGAGTCAGGATGCCACTTGCTTCCGGCATCAGAGCTGCACCTTCAACAGGCACACCGTGCGCGTAGGTCATGGGCATACCATTGATGTTCGCATCACCAATGGCGGTCTCACGGGACGCCAGACTGTCGCGGTACTCGATGTGGTTGTTGTGCGAGACGAAGTTGCGAATCGCGGTCAGGTTACGCAGATATTCTTTCGGCATGGTTTTCAGGCCGTTCTTGAACATCGTGCGGCTGATCGGAGAGTTCGCCACGTCTACCACGTTGCTGGTTGCTTGCTTCAGGAAACCGTCCAGCATACCAAGGTATGCGTCGGTACCTGAGACAGCCGTGTCACCCAGCAGGGCCAGTTCTTCCAGATCGAGGGCAGCGCGCTCTGCGATCAGGTCGATGATGGTGTCCTTGATACCACCAGACACAGGCTGAGGTGAGGAGTTTGCACCGGCAGCGTTGATGTTGCCCTGCTCGATGTTGTCCTCGATCACGTCATACGGCAGGCGGATTTCAGCGATCACTTCCTTGGTGTTCAACTGAACCTGCTCAGTGCTTGGCTTGCTGCGATCTGATTCGCTCAGCGCCGTGGCACTGGTGGCCTTACGCATGATGCGAGTGCCGAAACCGATCTTGTTGATGTTACGCTGAGGAGCGTTCATCACCACGGTACGAGACTGGCGCAGAAGCGTGGGCTGCAGACGCAGTTTGCGGATGAAGGAATTGGCCTGCTCGGCGTTAAGGGCCCCGCCCGATGCCAGATCGGAAAGGGTCATGTCCGCCTTCTGGATAATTTGGCTGTTGCTGCTCATGTTAAATCTCCTGATTTTCGTTCAATTAACCCTTTCGGATTTGGGTCTGTTACACCTTAGGCCTCGAAGCCCGGGAACTTGAGTGCGTTGTCAAACAACCCACCCTCGCTTTCACCTTTCACCACTCGACGGTTAGTGACGCCAGTGTCCGTGTCTTCCGGTGCAGCGTTGGTCACTGTACCCCGGACTGCCTCGTCAGCGGATTTCGCAAGTTTCGATGTTTCTGAGACTTGCTCCTCCAACTTGCCTACCTTGGCATCAAGACCTTCAAGAGATTTTTCCAGATCGCTCTTGACGGTTTTGAACTTCTCGTCGAACAGGTTGCCGAGCTTGTTCAGCAGGTCGTCCGTAGAATCAGTTTCGGACTTCTGCACATTTGCTGCAACCTTTTCATCGCCAGCAGGGCCAGAATTTGACTCGCCAGCAGCCCCAGTGTCACCAGCATCGCCAGCGTCACCACCAGTGTTGTCGTCGTCAAGACCTTCGACACTGCCCACTTCGCCGGCACTGTCACCACCTTCGGAACCTTCAGTAGAGGCATTTTCTGTGCCCTCCGTACCTTCCGGGGCAGCGCCTTCTTCACCTTCCTTCGCAGCAGCGGCGGCGGCCTTTTCTTCCTCAGAAGAAGTGCCCTTGGTCTGCGGCTCAGCGTCAGGGCGCTTGTCCTTTTCCTTCTGCTCCTGAGAGTTCAGAAGGCCTTTTTTCAGTTCAACAACCGAGTCCCGGAACTCGTCGGATTCCATCTTGAACAGTTGCATCGGCATACCGCCCACCATGGAAGTGACGTACTCACGATACTCATCCAGCACGGATTCGATCTTGGCGATGGTTGTCGCTTGGTCACCCTCGGACCAGACCACGTTCATGATGGTTTCCAACATTACGTCAGACGCCATGCGAACGCTTGGCAGGAAGCCGGCACCTTGCATGTTCTCCATGAAGGATTCGGAGTCCGGGTAGGTCACCACACCCTTTTCGAGGTGCATGACGAAGGCGGCAATGTCGTCAGACATTTTGACCACATCCGCGTCATCGGCAGAGAAGTCTTCATCGAACTTCACGATGTGAGCGTCTTCATGCTCAACAACCTCAACCACGTCATAGGATTTTTTCAGGGCTTCAATAATCGCTGCCTGATTGTCACCAGACGCGACTGCCACTGCACCAATGACCGGGGTCTTTGGCTCGCTCTTGCGGAAAAAGATTTTGCTCAGATCAATAGCCATGTCGTTGTCCTCCGACTTTACGAGACGATAAGGGATTCTGTTTGCTCCCCGCTTCACCAAACTGAGGAAGTCCACTTCAACGTCCGTAACTTCCCGGGCCTTAATTACGACCTTCTTACGATTCGCCATTTAGGAACACCTCATAAAAAGAAAAGCGGTGCGTGTGACCTTTGGCTTTTTCGGTCACCGTTCCCTTGATGATTTCGTGCTGGTGATCCTGTTCATCGTCTGTGACCCCGCCCAAGAAATTCCCTTCTTCATCAAAGAAGACACGGAACTTATGGGTGTGGCCATCTACTTCACTGGTCTCACCATCAACATACTCGGGGACTTCAATTTCAATTTCGACATCCCGCCCTTTGGCGCTTGCCTCCACACTGAAACCGTTGAACTCGCCCTTTTTGACTGCTTCCCACGTATCCGCATCCCGTATGTGCACGCCAGCTACCCACGAACCGGGAATGAATACCGGGTCACCGTCTCGGGCAATGAAGGATTCCACTACCACGGCGTCCACCAACTCATTGTTGTGGTTCGTATCTATCTGGCCTACACGCATGTTGGCCATAAAATCATGAGCCATTTTGCGGATGGTTTCGGCACTCATGAAGTCACCCTGAGAGTCAGGCAGGCCCGGGGCGTAGACTTCCCCCCAGACAATCTGCAGTTCTTCATCAGACTTCTTAACTCTCATGGTGGCTTCCCTTAAATCATGTAGCAGCCAACAATCTGACTGTTACATGAAGGGTAAGCCCTCCACTAAGGACGTGCAACTACCAGTTTGACATTAATGTCACTTGCTCAATGGCGTCATCGAGGGTTGGGATAGGCGGGTATAGCGTGGGACGGAGGTCTTTCAGGTGGAAAGGCAGGCACTTGTGAAGCCCCAGTACCTTTCGTATCTCCGCTATTTCCTGATGGGGAACATCGTGTTTGTAGCTCAGGTATCGGTAGGTGTAATCCCGGTGGGCTCGCTTCAACAACCGGTAATAACGCAGGAAGATTAATATGGTTCGGTACTGCAGGAAATTCAGGCTCTTTGGGCGCTCCCGGTAGCACTTTTGGAGCGTGGGTTGGGATACTCCGATAACCTTCGACAGGTGTACCGGAGTGTACTGGACTATGAGTTCTTTTATGGCGTTCCCGATCAGCATGTCTTCGATCAGGGCTTGCCGTTTAGTTTCCGGGAGTCCCATGTGCTACTCCGCCCTCAGCAGGGCTTCCAGATATTCAGCGTATCGCTTCCAGTTGTTGAGGTCACCGTCTGTGAAGCAGTCCGGGCAGAACTCCATACTTGGGTCTCCCGGCTCTGGCAGCAGGCG